GGAAAGCATGATGGTTTTGCCTGCACCTGTGGGCGCAACGACGAGAGTGTTACCGTGTTTGTCGAGTGCCTTGATAGCATCGTTCACGGCTACCTCTTGGTAGGGACGTAATAACATAAAACACCTGTTCGCTAGAATTGGTGGGGGGTATGCGGCCCTCTGCCCCCCGGTCAGAGGTCTAGCAGGCGCGGAATGGCCTTGCCGCTAGATTATCTGTTAGCCCAAGATGGGATTGCTCCTGACGCTTGTGGTGGCGCTGTGGGTGCCACTTGTTGCATCGACTGTGCAGCCGCTGGGGTCTGCATTACTGGAGCCTGACCACTTGGGATAAATTCCCGCGAATTAGGTGTCAAGGCGGCAACCAAGCGATTGCTATCGCTGTAGCCGTTTGTTCCTTTCTTAATACCAATCTTAGCACAGATTTCCATAGCATTTAAGTCAAAAACACCAGAAATATTTCTGTTTTGCTGTGCCTGTGGCGACATGTCCGCAGGATCAATATTACGCGCACTTTCGACAATTGACTTCAGTGTGCGCAAACCAATCTCTTTGGCCTGTGGGATGCCGCTTTGTCCCATCTTGTCGCCATCAACAAAGATGCGATCCCAGAACTTACGGCGATCATATTCACCACCAATGATAGTGAACTCAAGCTCCATCCATTTTGCCGCAGAGGACATGGACTTCTTGAACCACGGACCAGAGCCAAACTCTGGAACTTCTGTGTCGCCTTGCTTTACAACAATCACGGCGCGGCACACTGTGCCATTCGGGATTAACGTAAACTCACGGTTTTGTGAATTATCGTCGGCGGGTACGTTATTTAAATTTAGCATTATGCTACCTCTTCGCTAGAGTTTTGAGTTGCAGGATCAACGAACGTCAGATCCTTTGGGTCTTCTGGAGAACCACTAGACATCTTTTCCATAAGTTTGCCAAGATGCGGCTCTTCCAAAGTTTCGAGGCGACCACTGCGATCTTTTGCAGGGTATCCCCATTCATTCAATGGCTGACAGACGAACGCACGATACTGACCGTGATCCCCTGACAGGATTGCCATTGTAATTACTTCGTCAACAATTCCGGGCAATTCACGACCAGTTTTGCTGCCTTCGATTTGCAGCGCATATTGCTTGCGCCCATAATCATCTGTGATTTCGTCAAGGATGCCAACAAAAATCACATTCTTTTCGCGGATGTGCTGCAAGTGTGTGAGCCATGACATCATCTCACGTCCATGCATTCCGTAAGCTGCGCGTGTGTCCAGCTTCCCTGACCGCTCAGAGCGCGACTCAGGCTGCTGTAAGCACCACTGAAAGCACAAACGCCCTGCAACAGTAATAGAGTCCACGAAAAGAGTATCGTACCTCTGCCAGATTTCTGCACTGTCTCCAAACATTGAGGCAACATAATCGTAATGCGCCTGAGAGTAAGGCTGATCCTCACTAAGCGCGGGATTAGGTCCGCCCAAGAAACAAGCAAGGTCACGACATTCTGTCCATGTGCGAGGACGAATAACGTCAATCGGGTGTCCTTCGATTGCAGCATCACCCGCCTCAAGGTCCAAGAACAACGTGCTTGCGCTGTTTAATGTTCGGGCGAGTGTGGTTTTACCCACACCACTTTGCCCACACACCACGATCTTGTGGCCTTTCTTTTCAGCTAAACGCTGATCGGCTGTGATAATTTGTAAGGCCATTATGTCACCATCCTTTCTTCTTCTAGGGTGTATTTTTTCATATAATTTGGAACCATTTCTTTTAGTTTTTTCCTAAAAGATTGATGCACAGACATATGATCACCTTCCCAATCAGAATTTGCAAAGGCATACATCCCTCTCATAAAATTTGTGTTATCAAGAGTCCTGCCACCTGTTTCGATCCCAATGGTTTTTTCCATGATTTGTTTGTGCATGGAAACAAATACATCAGGCCATTTTTTAATGTTTGAATGGCAGATTACATTGTACAATTCACGAGCCTTTTCATGTTCAATTAAACCCAACTCAATCGCCATAACATATGCCGCTCTAAAGGAAGGTGATTTCCAAGGACTTCTTGCACTTTTAGGTGGCTTAATCTCTTGTTCAATTTCAATTAAGAGATTTCCAACTTTAGTATTAATGACCTTATGAACATCTTCATGCGAGGGATCTCTTACAAAAGTTGCAGACCTGAAAAGATAAGCGATTGGACCGCTTACTTGTTTTTCAATGTTAAGGATTTCATGGATAGAACGTGCCTTTCCTTGATCAAGAATTTTAAAAATTTCAAGCTCTCTGACAATTGACACCGCATAAGCAATTTGTTTTCCGGTTTCAATTTGTGCATTTAAACGGTGGTTTCCGTTGATAAGAACCCAAGAGCCATCATATTTAGTAAACACTAACGGCTCTGGAGTTAAGTCCCACCTGTTTAAATTCATCGACCTAACAAATCGCCTATAGTTTTGATTATTTAAGTCTCTATTGCCACTGTAATTAAACTCACATAGTTTTTTCGCGTCTTCTGAAGAAAGAAGACAATTGAAAGTCAACTGCTTACTGTCCAAAGGACAATCGGTGTTGTGCATTTCTTGCCATTTAAGATCAAGTTTTTCGAAAATATTCATCACTTTGCCTCCTCATATACTGCCGCCTTTTCTTCGATTGGCGTAAACTGCTTCATGACTTCAAACACGTCTTCTTTGACAGAGTTTCTAAAGTTGTTATGAATCGCCAAGGTTTTCCCTTCGCTGCTATGATGTTCAAACGCAAACATTCCGCGCATGAAATAATCATTGTCCAAAGATTGACCTGTTCTATTGACAGAAATAGAACTTTCCATGACCTGCCGATAAAGCTGCACGAAAACATTAGGCCATTCTTTTAGATCACCATGAGAAAGTGAATCATAAACATCGTAAGCATTTTCATAGCTAATGCGATCTGTCATGATTGCCATTGCAAACGCAGCTTTGAATGCTGTTTGTTTCCAAATGCTTCCGCTTTTGCGCGGTGGCTTGATTTCATATTCAACTTCAGAAAGCAATTCACCAATTCGACTTCTCAGGACGTTTTCCACATCTTCTGGCATTGGATGTGAAACGAAAGAAGAAGAACGAAGAAGATATTGAATTGGCTGAACAATATTGATGTGCGCCCCAATAATATCTGCGTTGGTTCTTACCTTTCCTTGATCCAAGTATTTATACCTGTCGATGGAATCAACAATTGCAATGGAATAACAATTTGTTGTTCCCGTTTCAATTTGAGCATTTGATCTATGATTGCCATTAATCATAACCCATTCTGTTCCTTGTTTGACAAAGACCAAAGGTTCGGGAGTTAAAACCCAACGATTAAGATTCATTGCCCTGACATATTTGCGAAATGTGGGGCGGTGCAAATCACGATTGCCTTTGTAGTTCATTTCGCTGATTTTCTTCATTTCTTCAGCGGTGATTTCTGCACTAAATAGAATTTGCTTTCGATCAATTGGATCAGAAGCATTCATCATTTCTTGCAGCTTGACGTCTAACTTGCTAGTAAAGTTCATTAGTCTGATTCCTCAATTGTAAAGCCACCGACTTCAACTGTCCGACATGGCTCAAGAAGGTTGCGAATAGCGGGTGGTGCCGCTGTGTATTTACGCTCGTCAACAGCAAGTGTCAGCTTACCGTAATGACGTGCGTCTTCCTCTGGCATTGCCTCTAAGACGCAGCCGAGTTCGTTTTGGTCCCACACGACTTTCTTGCGCACCGTAGCCTTCAGCTTACGATTGCCTGCAACAATATATGTGGTGCCAAAGTCCTTACCATCTGCGCGTAAAGCATCACGCGCTTGGGTAAAAAATGTATCATAGAGTTGTTGTTCAACGTCTTTCAACTCATCACGCAATTCACTGATAACGTACTTGAGTTCCTCTCGACGCTCGAACAGTTCACGACTATTCATGTCGATTCCTTTCCGCTTTAAATTACTAGAGCCTTACCTATCCCATATAGCTTGGGACATGTCAACGACTTTTTTTAGATAAAAATATTTCTATGCCGTGAACGGCCTTCATTAATTTCTTTTTCAGTTTAAATTCAGGGGTTTCGACGCCCTTGGCATCTTCGACAACTTCGTACCAGTCGCCGTTCTTGTCCTGCTTTTGATAGCGGAAGTCTGCAACGTAAGCGCAAATCTTCTCGCCGTTGATCGCTATATTATAGCGCACCTGTAGCTCAAGATCCTTGACCTGATCTGCGCGTTCGAGCGACTTGAGGTACATGTAACGTTGTGACTCCCATTTGGAATCAAACTTGATACCATCAACAGTTACTTTCTTATTACCATACTTGGGTCTTGACCCACGCCGCTTGGGATTATATACAGTAGGAAACGTCATTTATGGGAAAGTCCTCCATGCCGAATCCAGTAAAATACAAATCTGTAGGTGTTTCAATAGATGCTTACGACAAATTAGTAAAAATAGCGGATCATGAAGATCGTGCTATTGGACGCCAGTTGTCGCGCATGATTGATGATGCTTATGACGATGTTCAAGCAAAGGTGGCATCTCGTTATGACAGACGCCACAACTTGGGTGGCATTGCTTCTGTATTAGAAGACTAAAGCAACCCCGCGCTTCCAAGACCGCCCAGTAGTGTTGCAGCCACTGCTGGGTTTTCTCTTGCGCGTTGACGAATTTCCGATTGCACGTTGCGTTGCAATTGTTGAATTGGTCCCATTGGCCTTGTAGGAGAAGGTGCACGAACTGCTGGAGCAGGAATATCAAACACTGATGTCGGAGCTACATCTGGTACAGTTGTTCGGGTTGTGTCTCCGCGCTGCTGGGTTGTTAAGCCCAATGCGCGAGGAACTGTAGCGTTACGCACTCGGCCTGTTTGACCTATTACATTGCCTGCGCCACGAGCTAATCTTCCTGTTCTTTCGGCTATAGCTGCTGTATTTACGCCTTGATCTGCCATTACTTCATTGATTGCATTAAGTATAGCTTGACCGTGTTGTTCTGGATTACTTGTGGCCTTGTGAACCTGTATGTACCGCTTCATAAATGACGGGCTGCTCAAAATATTTGAAAACAGCTTAATCTTACCAATACGACCTAACGCTTGCATAGGATGCTTGAAGAAATTAGCCCATATACTAGCGGCTGCAATTGAGCCTTCTTTGGTAACATCTCCAAGGGCAGCAACATCATCACCAAAAATCTTTAGTGTTTCATAAACATCATCACCAAGAACTCGCTTCAGCGCACCTGCATTGTATGTATTTATGGTTTTTTGCAGCATTTCAGCATTCTTTGTGCTTTTAAATAACTCATCATCAACAGACGCTAAAATGTCCTGCAATAGAACGTTCTTCATGTTTTCTTGCATCTGTGGATTATTATCAAAGAAACGCATGATACGACGAGCTTCGCTTTCCGTTAGATTCGGCTTTGTGATTTCTTTCACAGCCTCATCAAACGTCATAGATGTATCTTTTAACTTGCCTGTCGGCCCACGGCTCATCAGATCAAACTCATCTTGAGCCGCCTTAATATTACGCATCTTGTCAGCAATAGAGGCACCCAAACTATCATCAGCAACACGCTCAATCTGCTCTAACGTTAAGTTGTTTTTTCCGTTTGAGCGACCAATAACCTTTGCCAGTCGTTGAACCTCTACCCACTCTTTACCAAACAATTCTGGACCAGAGGACTTTAACTTACTGATACGGTTGGCAAAGAGCTTACCGTTGAACTGCTGTGGGTTTAAAGGGTCACGACCTGCACTTTCTAATGCTTCATCAATGTAGCGGCGAGCCAACATGTCACGCAGTTCGTTCGGCTTTTCTGCAACTTCCAGCACAGCTTTGATGCGATCTGGGGAATCCGCTTTTACAATTTTATCGTAAAATCTGTCAGAGGTTTC